TTGACAGTGATCGATTGCCACTGGCCATTGCCGCCGTACATCTCGGCAACGCCCATATCAGTGTTATATCTATAAGTGCCCGGCGGGGGATTGACAGGCCGCTGGGCGGTTGTGCCAGATGGCGGTATGATCCCACCTGTATTTTTACTGGCGTCAATGGTGCCTGTCGATGACGACAGGGTTTTGGCGTCAGACGCGCTGAGTGCTGTCCAAGTTGCGCCGGTCGTTCCGATAGCAAATGCCGTATTGGCAGGGATTGCGCCATTAGCCTGATAAATTGCGCCACTATAAACGACTTGATCGCCTGCACTATACGCGGATGATAAAGACCACGCCGGAATTTTTGCAGTTGAGCTGCCAGACGACACTGAGGCCGACGGCGGCGAAATGCCGCTTGGCACAGCATAGACAGGCTGGCCGAGCGCCGCCGAAAACAATCCTACAATCAGAAATTTATAAAATCTGGTCATTTTGGCCTCACTTGAGGTTGTAATAAGTGGCGGTGGCTGTGGTGCCCGCAGAAGCGACACTGGTCACAGCAAAGGGGAATGTCTGAAAACCAACACTCACCGGCACAGTGATGCTGGAGCTGTCCGACAAGGTGAGTTGCACATTGCCCGCCGCCGTGCAGACAATGCCGATTGAGCGTTGCGCCGGATAAGCCGTGCCAACAGTCATGGCGACAACGCCCTGAAACGCGGCATTATTGGCATCTGCCACAGGCAAAGTGCTCTGATCACTTGCTATTGAGACGGGCAAAGCCGCCGCCATAGTCTTTTGACCGAGAGTAGGGATATGGCTGGTATAGCTGGAGATAGACGACAACCAGCCGAACAGCCCCACGCCACCAGCGGCGGGCGTCACACCCGTTGCAGCGGTGCCCTGCGCGGTATTGGTCGCAATGGTCGCGAGATTGCCGCCGGTCTCGGCCGCATAATTTGTGGACGGATTGAGCACAGTTACCGAGGTTGCGCTGGCTATAGATTGGGTCAGATTTGCAAGATTGGGCGCTGAGGCCAGCGTTGTATTTTGGCTGATGTTACGCCATGTGGTCGACAAATAGGCCGTCGGATTTTGTGTGGCGTCCCACTCATCGATTTGGTCGAGATAATCCCCCACGGCATAACCGGTGGCAGCCGTCACCACTTTCCAGCCAGTTGTCACCAAAGCGCGGCCCGTGCCCGTTGTGCCGAGAGACACAACAGATACCGGCACCGGATTTGCCGTGCTCAATGCGGCACCAGCCACAGTCAAGCTGGTGGGAATTGCACCCTGATCACTAGCAATCGTGACGGGCACTGATGCGGCTTTGACAGTCTGGCCAAGGGCTGGCACACGCGCCAAAAGGCTTGTCCAGTTGGACAACCCGCGCTTGATAAAAGCCAGCAGGCTGAATGCGCCCGCATCGCTGGTGGCCTGCGTGTCCGAGGTTGAGCCCAGCGCAGTATTGACCGCCGTCAGTTGAGTGAGCTGATTGGTTTCGGTCAAATTCAGCGCCGAGGACATGGATTTCAAATCCGCATCCGTCACCACAATATTACTATTGGCCGTGGTGATGGCGGTAACAATATCTGACAGAGATTTGCCGCCGCCCAGTGTGGTGACAGCCGTATTGACCGCCGCCGTGATGGCGTCGAGTTTGGTAAGCTCGTTGGCAGCCGCCGTATTGAGCGCGGTGAGCTGCGTCAAAGCGCTGGCCTGTCCTGCCGCCGTCGCTCCTGCGCCGGTCGCGGTCTGGATAGCGCCCAGCGCTGTGTTGGCCGATGTCACCAGCGTATCCAGTGCCAGACTGTCTGTGTGCAATACGCCCAGCGAGGTCAGGCCATTGGCTTGCGCGGTCTGGACTGCGGCCAAAGCGGTTGTGAGTGTGGCGGTCTGGCTGGCGATTGTCGCCTCAGAGGCATTGCCAGCCGCAACTGTCGTTTGCAAGGCTGTGGTCGCGCTCAGCACATTGCTGACCGTGGTTGACACTGTATTCAAGGCGTTGCGAATAGCCGTTTCATTTGAGTTCATCGCGGCCAAAAGCGCCGCAATAGACGCGAGTTGTGCTGCGCTGGCCGCATCCGTTGTGCGCAATTCGCGGTTCAGATTTACAGATAGTGGCACATTTGCGCCATCAGTGGCCAAAAGGGCATTCGCATTGGCTTGTGCTGTTGTAACGCTGGAGCCAGAGACATTAATATTGGCTCCCCCATCAATCACAACACGAAGCACTTGGTTAAGCACATAAAAACCCAACGCTTTGGCAACATCCCCATCGGCATCCACATATGTGGCGGTGTCATTTATCGTTTCAATGGTCATAATAACCTCTCGTTTGTTGGGTCACACTGCCGTCAGCCGTCGTAGAAATTTGCCATTGTCCATCAGCAGCTCAACAAGGCGGGAGGGCGTCAAACCTTCGGGAGAAAAATCGAACCCGTCGATGGAATTGGCAAACAAGCTGCAAATCTTGTCACTGTGCGGCCTCAGGCCCAGCCCGACACGCAAGGCATCAAGATATGAATAGGCCTCGCCCACCCGCGCCAGAGCCTTGGCTTCAACGGCCTCTGTCCAGTGGATGCTGGTGGAAATCCAGTCTACGGGCAAAAGCTGAGACAAGGGCATGATATTAATGCCCGAAAATTCTTGCGCCTGTAGCACCAGCACACGCCCGCCAATCACCCATGCTATACCCACATGCGACCATGATCCGCCTTCGACATGCCGGATGAGTTGGGATATGGATTGAGTGCCGCACCATGCCAGAATATCGCCGGATCGGATGAGGGCGCGGGCAGCGGAATACTGCATGATTAAAACCGTGCAACCAATGCCAGCACATCCTGAGGACATGCAGGCCAATGGCTATCTTGAGCAAATGAAACATCACCAGCCGCAATCAGGCTGGCACATGCGGCGCGCATAGATGCAATCCAGCTTAGAGCATCCGAAAATATGGCTTTATCTGCCTCATTAGCACCTCCGCTGGCAATATAAGCCGTCATATTCATCTGGGTGCTGGCACTGGCAATCGTATAAATGCGATTTGCGCATTCATATTTGACGGCGGCTGGACTAAATGAACTAGGCACAGGATTTGGCACGTTGCCCGCCGCGAGCCATGTTTGATAGGCCTGCCATTCCGGTTGCGTTGGATCGGCGGGAATTGTTGCGTTGTTGCCCGCAGTATCCGAGCGCAGCACAGATGTGCTATTTGCAATGAGTGTATAAATATAGCTCATGGATTAAAGCTCCGCGCTTGCGGTGAATGAGGCCGAAGTTGTCAGAGGTCCTTGTGGGTTCAAAATCCCAGAAAACACACTTTGCGAAACAGACTGTGCACATACTGACAGCCATCCAGAAGTTGTAATCGTCGGTATTGTACGCATTGTGGGATATGAAAAAGAAAAGCCTGCAAATGACCCCGAATTTGCAAACAAACTTACCGGCCCTATGAAATTATAAAACCTTTGGGATAAGAATAATTCTTGCCCGATAGGCAAACGTTCAAACGAGGTCGCTACAGTACCCTTTTCAATCTGCAAAGACCCTAGCGATAGCGCAGGCGAGCCTGTCGCGCCCGATTGCCCCATACGAAACGCAACACTCAACCCGTTTGCAACGCCAGCAGGTAACCCCGTGAATGTGACCGTGTATAGCGTGGGCGTTGTTGTCAGCGTCACCGCAGTCGAGGATATTAACGTTTCCGACGTATAATTATCGGTCGCAGTAGGATATGTCAGCACCACGCTGAAGGCTGTTGACCCTGTTGAGGGGGCCAACGCCGCCCAAAAAGAAACCGTAACCGCGTTTCCAGACAAGCCAACTGTGCGGTCACTGGGTATGCGCTGCTTAAAGTCAGCAATTTCTCCAGCGGCCATAGCTGCGGTTATGGTCGCTTTATATGCGCCGCCGTAGTTGGTGTCCGCGCTAATTGCAATCGAAGTTGCGCCCGATCCAGACCGGTCAAAACGCCAGCGATCTGCGGTATAAGCCCCAGTGAATGGGCTGCCTGAGAATGATGTGCCTCGCTGCTGGATTGCAAGAGAGCCGTTGATGAAAAGATTGCGGAAGCTGGTGCTGTTGCCGCTAATATTGGTCAACTGCGACCCATCAACCGCAGGCAATTTTGCGTTTGCATCCAACATCACAACATTGCCCGCTGCCGCGCCGGTGTTTTTCGCAGCCGCTGAGCCAAGGCTGGCACTATTGGCCGGTATAAAGCCGAGCGCGTTCAAGACAGCTGACTGTGAAACAGATGTCAGAAAATTACTGGGATTTTGTGCCCCGTTGTAAGGCGTATAACCCAAGATTACGGCGAGCTGTGCGGCGGTCAGGCTCGACGATTTCAGATTGAAGGAGTTGATGGAACCGTTATTATCCGCCCAATAGAGCAGGCCGTTTTTGGTCGATCATCAGCTCGCCATCCGCTAGAGATGATGGGACTGTGCCGATAAGCGTCCGTTTGAGCTGGATAAGTGACATTGTGGCTCCTTAAATCGCGCCGCCGTCGATAATGGTGGCTTGGACGGAGTTGGGCCCGTCAATCTTGTCCCAGGTGGTGCCATCAAAAACCACCATGTCGCCGGCACTCCAAACCGAACACCCATCGAGCGTCGTGGTGCCTGCTGTGGAGACCTTATACATATAGCCCTTGGTGCCGCTGCCGCTGGCCAGCACAGGCAAATTGGTAGAGGCATTCCACGTGCCCTGATAATTCAGAGCTCCCACGATCGAGGCGGGAAGTTGAGCTGTGGTCAATTTACCCGTAGCATCCAGTGTTGCCACGCCGTTTGCACTGCCAAGCAGGGAAAGCCGAACAAAGGCTCCTAATCCAGCAATAGCCTCAATAGATGTGCAATTCCCAGCGCCGTCATCGCCTTTGCCGATATAAAGTATATCGGTCAGCCCATCCCAAACCTGTTCACCGGACAGCAAACCGCCCGCACCCGTGGTCAATGGTGCGGTGCCAATCACCAGCGCTGTGCCGATATTCCGGCGTTTTGTCTGCATTTTTATGGTCATTTAAAACTCCTTTTAAATTGTGCCGCCGTCCATGAGACTGTCGGAGATGGTTGGCCCGTCATAGGTGTAGGGCACAGTTATGGACTGGGCTGCACTGTCGACATTGCCGCCGTCCACCACTGCTGCCGCCAGAAATGGCGGCGCGGTGGGCGAAATCAGCCAAGATGAAAATTGTCCTGTGCCGTAAGTTTCCATCACATTGAGTTGCAACGTGCCGGTTGTTCTGTCCCATGCTGTCACCAGCCCTGCCATCATGGCCTTGGCATCACTGGACATCACGCTGAGCCAGCGGGCCGGTGCAAATTGAGAGGCCTGCGTGGTCGGCACCAGCAGCGTCAGGCTGCCGGTTGCTATTTCTGCCAGCGTTGTGCTGGTCGCCTCAAAAATGGCACCCAAATCCGCCAATGCCGTCAAAGATTGATAGACAGGCGTCAGGGCATTGTTGAGCCGATCTAGCCCCACCTGCTGTATGAGGGCGAGTTCTGCATCAAAATTCGGTTTATATGTTTCCAGCGCACGCAACCGCGCATCAATATTCCTCATCGCACGGTTCATGCGGTCAGGTGAGGCGGATCGATCGAGCGCGAAATCGAGATCAACTGGCAGGTTTGACATCGGCAACAACCCCCGCACTCTGCATTGCTGTTAATGTCGCCTGATCCACAACATGTGTGCCAGGACGATAAAAATGATCACCGACTGTCACCGAGCGATTAAGTTTGACCTCCGAATAATCCGGCCATGAGATAGGCTGTACTATCAGATTGGGATTTGTAGCGGGTTGATTGATTGGCATTGCGTCTCTCCTTATAAACTCCAATCCTTACGCCATGCGACATGGAACGTATTGAGCGCTGTTGTGGTTGTGCCTGCGGACTGGATTTTATAGGCCGACACTGCCGCAGCCAGGTTGAACACATAGGTGCGCTCCAATGCGCCATCCGCCGTATTCACGTCCGAATATGAGGACGGACTGGCCAATGTGCTGAATGTTGCGCCAGTCAGCAGTTTGAGTTGGGCGGCGTGGAAATTCGGATCAAAACTCTCATAGCGTTCAATGACGCGAATTTGTGAAGTGGCCACCGGAGTGCGGGGCATTGAGATATGGTTGAAAACCGTGCGCGGCCGTGCCACATGCACGTTACTTTCCAGCAAATTCAGTGCTGGCATAATATCGGATGTGCCCGCAAACACCGCATGAAATGGCAGCAGCGGCGGAATATTGCCACCGGCATTCAAGGTGCCTGCGTTTGCCGCAGACAATGCAATCCATTTACCGTTGACCTGCACCTCAAATGTCAAATTCGCCGATGACGGGACAACAGCTCCGGACAAAATATCAATCGATGTGATGCCACCAGCCAGTTGCAGCGGCTGCAGGTCAATAACAGAGAGAGACTGGCGGAATTTGGCAGTATAAAGGTTAAATGCCAGATGTTTTGTGAGATCACCTTGCGCATAAGCACCGCCAACCATTGTGAAAAATGTGCCCTGGCTGAATGCTGTGCCATCGGCAGACCCAACAAAATGATTGGCCCCCGTGATAATAACCACGGCATAGCGTTTGCCTGCCTGCAAATAGATCGGCGTCGCAAACGCAAATTTTGTTTCAGATGGTGACAGCACCAAACTCGGCTGATCCAGTGAGGCCTGTGCTATAACCTGTGTTACATCCGGCAAACCTGTGGTTGTTGCCTCACAAATAATGACATTGACCGCGCCCTGTGCATCAATTTTTATGAAAACAGGCCAACAGAATGCAGCCACGCATCCTGACCGATTGGAAATGTTTCGACAATCTGCGCACCGCTGATCTGGTTTGTCGTCGTGATACGATCCCAATATGGATCGGAAACAGTATCAGACCAGAATTCCTGCAATCGAACTGAAACATGCGACAGGCCGCCGGAATTAGCAGAATATATGCCGCCGGTCAGGTCAAATGCGGCCTTGAATGTTTCACCGTCTTTGAGCGTAAATATTCCGGAGATCGGATCATATGTTCCGGATTGCCAAAATGCCGAATTGGTGCAAACCGTAAATTCCGTACCATAACGGATACGCTGCCGGCTCATTGTTTTTGCACCAGCTGCGTGGTCTGATAGGTGTAACTCGATATTTGCACGGCACCCGTCACGGGGCCAACAGACAGCCGGAGCGCCGGATCATATGCCGGAAACAATACGCCATTTGCAATCTGGGCCAGCGGATTGAGCGGGTTGAACAACTGGAGCGATTGATCATTGGCACCATCATCGGCAAAACGAATGCCTTCTTCCACTTTTGCCAAAAACAGCGGATTTTTTAGATCGGATGATGAGCTATCCAGATAAAAATCTGCGGAACTGTCAGCGGCCGTTGAAGGAATGCCGTCTTTTGCCTCCAAAACGGCCAACCGCGCCAAGGTGCGCCCGAGCAGCTCACTGTTCTGACCATTACGCAGATCATTGGATATGCGTGCAATATCAGACGACAAGCTGGTTAGTTGCGGGGACGCTGATGCTTCGAACGTTTCAACCGCCTCCAAACGGGTTTCCATGTCCTGTAAATTTGGCACTTGATTGGCTGTCAGATTAACCGCACTCAGGATACCTGTCGGGCCCAGCACTATTTTTGCGATCGGCAGCAACGTGGCATCCATAATAGGAGCCTGAGGATCAGGGCTTTCTGTGCCTGCCTGTGTGCCTATATTTGCCACTCGGGCGTGAGTGAGTGCGACTGCCTGAGGCTTATAAACCGGTGCCTGAGGAGTGCTTTCATTTGCGATCAAAAAATTCCGGCTTTGTATATCCGTATCAACTTCGCTGCCCCAGCCCGCAATCATGACAATTTTTTCGCCGCAACAGGCAAAATAGAGGTGAAATCATATTGTGTCTGGGTTTCGAGAGCATAAACCTTACCGGCATTATACAATCGGCCGGCATTCAGCGTCACCTGAGACGGGCCGGTTTTGGCAATTCCAAATCCGGCATAAGCCGTGGTTGATACAATCGTATCCGCGACCACATGATCCAATCCCACCTGTGCATAGGTTTGCAGATTGTTCATGTCGTCAGGCACAACCTCTGCATATTGCTGAAAAATGACTGACTTTTCCATTTTATGCGGCCTTTCTGTAATCGCCGAAATCAAACGTGCCGAAGGAAAGGCCTGTCTCGAACGAAACAGGCTCGTAAAGAAGCGTGGATACGGAAATATCGTCTCGGCTCGCCTGCGAAATGCGGATCGCTTGCATCGCATTCCAAAGAGGGCTTAAATCCGACTGAAGCCAGACGCCAACGCCCCAATATGCGCCAAATGCCCATATCGGCCGCGCAATAGGTACGCTCAGCCGTAGCTCAGCTTGGTATGGGGCAATTCCGAATTTTGACCATCCCCAGAAGGATCGGGCGCGATGCGTGGCAAAGAGCCGCGTTGTGTCAAACAGTGTAATTTCGTCGTAAACCAGTAATTCTGCATCCGACGGTTCGGCATAGGTGCAGCTGAAGTATGACCAGCCGGCAAACATTTTGCCGCGACTGGCAAGGGCACTCTGATAGATACGCACAGGACGTACAGAGGTGGGTACAAGGCCTGTAGGTACGGCAAATGATAATGCGTCCGTTTGAGGTGCTATTGTCAGAATATGCGTTTGAGCATCAGAGGTCATCAAACAATGGTCCGACCAGCACATATTCAAAAACATTTTGGCCTGAGGCACATTTGCTGTCAGAGCAACAGTTAATCCAGCGTCCAACGTCTGATCGGTACCCGTCACATACACGGGCACTGTTGCGCCCTGATCCAGATAATATGCCCGCTGTTCAAATCGGACAGACGCATTTGACGGTTCGGCTATTTTACCGTCAAAGAACGATTTGAATACCGGTCCTGAAAAAAAGGCTTTTGCAATATCGGCTGGAGCAGATAACGCCGCGGGATAGATATGGATTTTGGGCATGAGTGCCATTTGCGCGGCCTGTTCCGCGGCGCTCATAGACTGTACAGCAAATATTTTATCGCGTGGGCGGCGCGCAGACACAACTTGCGCACCCACCATATCCACATAAGCGGAAATACCGGCCAGAGTGGTTTTTTCGCTTTCAACCACCAGATATTGGCTGTCACCTCACGCTTCTTTTGCTCAGACCATGCGTCATTCCATATTTCAAGGCCGAGCCCCCATGCAAGATAAGGCAATATTTCCAGAGGGCATGTCTGTGGGTTCCAGACAGATTTGATCACATCTGTCGGTAACGGGCGGCGGCTGGCCTCGATGGTTTCATTGACCTGTTCAAATGGCGTTGCATTGGCAGGTAAAAATGAGCGCAGATCAGCCATTATCCACCTGCACATTCACAGTGATTGACTGGCAGAATGGCACTTCATCGGGTGCGGTGATGACATCAGATGTGGGTGATAGCAGTATAAATTTTGTAATCGGAGATATGCGGCCAGCCGCTATCAAAGCATCTGTGGGCACATTCTGGCCGATTTGCATCAAATCATTGGTTGCGGCCTGTAAAGCTGCGGTTGCATTGGCTTTGACTGTATCCGCAGACGGGCCATTCGGGATAATTGCCGTAACGATGATTACATAGGTTTTTGGCATTGCCGAGCGCACTGAAACAATGTCGGTGAGCTGCCCACCATCATCCGCCTGCAAAATATCGTTCACGCGGCCGACAACATCACTTGTCACAGTTCCGTCTATGCTGCGACCCAGCAAAATCACATCAATATGGCCACCGGATTGCTTGATCAGTCCGATATTTTTCACCTCGGGTGCCGCAGAGGTCACAATATAACGATAACCGCCACCGGATATTCCGGGAGCCAGACCATCCAGCGCATATTGCGCGCGGTGCCGGAAATCATCATCCGTTTCCATCACCGCAGGTGTCGGCGATGCGCCTGTATTTGCAGGTGTTATCACCAGACGGCGCAAGCCAATCAGAGCCAATAACTGATCCAGATCGGCTTTGGTCGCAAATGCCAGCATAACTGACCGCACAGCATCGTTGATTGCCTGTAAATCCAGCATCTCTCGTGTTGCGGCCGCTTCTTGCAAAATGACAACAGGATCACTTTCAAGCAAATCCGTATTATAGCTGCCAAGGTTTGGGTTTGCGGCAATAACCTGAGACCATAATGACTTGAATAAATCCAGCCGCTGCTGGCGAATGGCCTCATAATCAACAGGCACTGCGAGAGGGGCAGGCAACAATGACAGATCAAGGCTGGCAAACGGATACCGGCTCATGCCACACCTGCCAATATGCCAGCGGCATCATAAATTGCTGATACCGGCACCGGATTGGTATAAATGCCCAGATGTCCATCTTCGTAAAATGTGCCGACAACAGAAAATTGCGTCTGACCATCTGCACCCAGCGCGAGAACCTGCACTTTGCGAAGCACAAAGCCAGGCTCCCATTTTTGTAAAGCATCAGCCACACGGCCAACAAACAGCACAACCGACGCATGATTGGACGGACGATCAACCAGACGTGGCACGTCAGACCCAAATGTGCGGCGCATGATGCGTGTGCCGATCGCCGTTGACAGGATAACAGCGATCGACTGGGCGCAGTGCGCCCATCCGGTCAAAACCTGTCCTGTCTGACGATCAATGCCGATACGCATGGCTCAGTCCTGATGCGTGCTGGTTTGCGTGGTTTCCGCTTCCGCTTTTTCGGCTGCCAGTTCAATCGCTCCACTGGCCATCAGATAATGTGCAGTCTCGTCGCCCAGTTCAATGATTTGGCCTTTCACACATCTTTTACCGCCAATACGACGATCAATGAGCAATCTGTATTGCTGGGTTTTCACCTTTGCAGCCATGTTTCAAATCCTTTTAACAGCGTTTAAAATCAGGAAATATCTTCGGGATCGGTCGGCAAAAACACAGATGGATCGATTTTGAACCATTGATCGTTCTTGTCTTTCAACTTGATTGAGCCAATGTCTTTGACCTTGAGGACGATCTTGCCATCCGCCTTCAAAAACTGACCGCTGTCGCCTGAAGCCGTAAAATGTGCGTCCTTGCGGATGGTTTGACTGGTCTGCCCGTAGTCATATTGATGTTGATCTGTCCGATCTGTCGGTTTTGGATGGGTATTGCTATGGCCGTAAGCAATAATCAGCCCGTTGCCCGGATCACCGGACGGCGACAAAACCATAATTTGCTGGCCAGCCGTCATCGGGTTCCAGCAGTTCATTTCGCCAGCAAATTGCATCACACGCAACGGGCGGGTTTCAAAACCCACGTCAGCTATGGCGCGGCCCGTTGCACCGTCAAAACTCTTAATTATGCCGGGGCGCAGCATATTGGCATTGCGGCGTTTCATTTCCGCGATTTCATAGTAAAGGTCATCAATCCGCGCCTGCAATGCGCGAAACATGGCTGTAACATCGGTCATGGGGTGGCCCCCAGCGTAAGGACACCATCTGGCGCGCTCAAAGTGCCAGATACGAGCTGGCCTGCCAGATCAAACAGGTTTTCGCCGATGCGAATTTTCTGTGTCCAGGTCACCTGCCAAATGGCCAAACCCACGTCCTGCACCTTGCCCGAATATTCATTGACGCCTTTGACCTCACCGCAGGGCCAGCCGTTATCAATGCCCAGCTTGTTATTGTCGATAATCAATGCAATGGCCGTGGCAATGGCATTTGCGGACTGGTCGCGCGGCACATTCATTGTGTCTTTGGTGATGATAGCGGCGGTAACTTTGACAGGCAGGTCTTTTTCGCCCGAGCTGACACGGATCGGCATGTCAAATCCCAAGGTTGCCACGCGCACAGCAGGAGCCATCACCGTAAATTGCTTCAGGGCTTCAAGATTAAATGTGCCACCATGCGTGGCAATATCGACATTTGGGGGCAAATAGGCCTGTAACTGTGCAACCGCCGCGCTGGCACAGCCAAAACTGTCTGTCAGGGTAAGCACGCTCATAGCAGTTTCCTTATTGACTGGGCGGCGGCCTCATGCAATTCGGCAATGTCAGCCTCGTTCAATCCCATAAATGGGCGGGCAGGCATGGTGACCTTTTTCGTAAAAATCGACTTTCCGCCCATATTGAAATGCAGCGCCTGCCCATTTTTGGGCGTGATGACGCCACCAAACTGATGTAAATGCGCGCCAACAAAGCCTGTGCCAATTTCTGCGCGGTTCAGACCAATTTTGTAATCGATAGTATCAAACAGGTTGTGGCCAGTACGGAACAATGCAGGTTTGCCATCTTCCTTGCGCGGTGCCCATTGTTCACCATCAGGGCCAGTTTTGGTCTGCTTGATCCTTTTTCGTGTTTGCGTTTGCACGCCGCGCGCCATAGTCTCAATCACATTGAGTGCGCCACTCAGGCCGAGAGCTTCCAACTTGCCCATAACAGGCGCGAGGCCCTCAAAATTGATCTCCATTTTGATCATTATAGCCCCCGCAACCGGTCACGGGTGAACATGCGCTCTTGCGCAACCAGACGCGCCTCATTGGGTGATGCGTCAGGATCAGATGCCGCCGCGCTGCCTGCGGGCACATCAGGTGCAGGCATCGGAATGGCGGATTTGCCATCGGCCACGCGCTCCAGAAATCCTTTGGCCTCGTCATAGCGCTTCGAAATAGCCTCGGTCATTTTATCGGCAGATACGGATGCCAGCCGCCACAGCGCAATGTCGGCTGTAATCTGGCGCAAAACCGCATTGCCATCAGCCCCTAAAACCAACGGTAGCGGATAGCGACGTGCAAGATAGCCATCGACAATGGCGCTCGCACCATTGCAGGCCTCAGCAATCATTACACTGTTGCGTGTGCCTGTTTCGGGATCACGCGCCATCAAACTGACGAGATCACTCCCCCAGACAAGATCAAGATCGGCTTCCACAACATAAGGCATGACGGTCTCGTCTGAAAAAGGGCCGGAGCGCAATGCTCCGGCAGTTTGGGAGGAAACGCCCAAAGGGGCGGCACAACCGGTATGACGCCGGCTATTTGGGTGCGGGGCAGGATTTGAACCTGCGACCTCTTGGGTATGAACCAAGCGAGCTACCGCTGCTCTACCCCGCAAGAATTCAAGCAGCTGCAGCGGCGCCCTTTTTTGGTGCGGGGTTGGGATCGTCAATTTCCTCAACCAGCAAACCTTGATCGGAAAGAATGCGGGTGGCATCATCCTCATCAATTTCCGTCTTTGCCATTACAATGGCGTCCTTATTCCAGAGGCGACCACCGCGCCAGCGCGGCCCAGTCGGGCAGCGCACAGAAATATGGGTTTTGTCAGTCTTCCATGGCTTGGCCATTATCCATCTCCTTAAATATACACAAACGGAAAGAGTTGCGATCAGTCGAGCCAAGGCACGTCGAGAATATCGACGATCTTATAGAGGGGGTTGCTGGTGGCATTGATGATCTGGCTCTCAATCATCGCGCGCGCTGTAAAATTGAGGCTTGGCCCCACCACCAGCACATTGGGCTTGAGGCCCAGCGGATTGCCTTGATCGCCCTTCAGCAGTGTCATGCCCTTATAAAGCGCCTCAAAATTATCCTGATTAAGCGCGGCTTTTGAGCCCGCCGCCATTTGCCAAAATCCAAACCCGCCGTTCATGCGGCCATCAACGCCGTATAAAAATTCCTTTTGGGTAAAAACATGATCAGACTGACGCGGGTCGATCTTTGCAATAAAATCATAAGGGCGACGCTTCTGGTAAATCAGCGGCTTGAGTGGACGCTTCGTATCCATCAGGAACCAGGCTGGCCCCGTACCCGCCTGCATGTTGGACACGGTTGTCTGATGACTAGGCAGGCCAACAGGATGATCTGCATCAAAAAATGCCTGGCCATCGAAACACGGAGTGTTGAAGCCATTTTTCAACAAGCCAAACAGGATTTCGTCTGGATGCCGCCCAGCCGCATCCCCCATTTCGGCCATCAATGGCGCAAACAATCCATACTGATCATCTTCAATCGCATTGCGCGGCACGCCGACAGTGGCTTCAAAATCCTTGTTGCGGATCGTATAATCATAATTGGCCATGGACTGGATAACCCGGTCACCCAGCCATTCACGCAGGCGCGGAAACGAGCCGAGCCAACTGTAATTTTCCGACGCAGTGGTTGAATTGACCGGCGTGGCCACGCGCTCCCAATATGGGGTCACACCCGCAAAGGCCTGCCGGAAATTTGTACGAAACCCCGTGGTCAATAGGTTCAGATTGGCCTGATTGATAATCATGATGAATTAAACTCCGCAAAAGCTGGCGAACAGCGCGATGATTAGAGAATTTCGACCCAGACGCTGCCGTCGCTGTCGATATTAAAAACTTTGCCAGCTACCGGCTTCGACCCAGCCGCTGAGGTTGCAGAGACTGTTTGATCGTTAAGGACGTAACAAACCGAGCCAATCTGCGCCGGTAAAACCGGATCAGCCGCATCGTTCGCAAAGCTGAAAACCCCGCGCTTGACAGCTACAGTGAGCGCTCCCGCGATGCCGCTCGTATTATCGGCGGTAAATTCCGCGATACCCATGGTGACCGCCGTTGCAACAGCACTGCCCGGCTGCGCGAAACCCGCGTTCAAGATAACAAGCGCGCCCTGCCAGATTTTGGCGTTGGCCGCAACGGGCAACACACGATGACGCGCGGTCAGCATTTCATTGGTGGCGCGGGGAGTTGCAAGAGACATAACTGATCCTCAAGTTAGAGTTTTATGTGCGCGACCTCAGGCGGTCTGAAGCGCCTTGGTTTCGAGAAAATCCTTTTCGGAAATGCCCATAGCGGCTACAACACGGCGCTCTTCTGCGGTCAGGGCCATATGCTGATCATTGACATTGCCCGCATCAGCCGCCTGTTTGAAAAAGGATGGCTGCGCGGCAACCAGCTTCTGCACTTCAGCGAAACCAGCATCGGTGGAGCAGAGCGCCTCATAATGAGGGCGGGATGCAGGCGCAACCTTGCCGTCCTTCACAGCACCATCCAGCAATGCCGCAACCGATGCGTCACGCTGTGTTTTTAAATATGTCGCCAAAGCCTGTTCAGCCGTTGCGCGGCTGGCCAACGCAAGCTCAAGATCAGCACGCGGCACAAACGAGGCGAGCGCAGGCGTTTTAGCTGCATTGATGGCTTCGATCAGATGCGCCTCAGACACATCAGTATTGACAAAGTTTGCAGGCAAGCCATCCACGCACAGCATGTCGGCTGGAGAGGCGTCGATCATCCAGAGCTGATTAAGGCGTGAGACCGGATGCGATCCGCGCCCCGCTGTGCGATAGCTGCTTTTGAACCTGTCAGGATTGGTCAAAGCCATAATTTCAGCGCGGTGCGACACTTTCCAAGCCTGTAGCGTTTTTTGCACAGTGCGCACCGGCACAAAGCCAAGCGTCGGAAATTTATCAGAAACAATCGTGCTGATATGATGCGCAGTCATCCACCCAAAATAAGGCCAATCGTCACCCCAAAAGCACAAGCACGCATCATAACGGGTACAGGGAGGATGGGCGCATGGGTCATATCTCATCCCTCACGCTCAGTGCCTCAACAAACTGGAATGGTGTGTAATCAGCCGTGAAATATTTGTAGGCATTGACGATTTCGTCATCGTCAAAAGAAATATCGCCGCTCATGGCTTCGGCGCGGGCACACCAATTTTTCCATTTCATGTCGAGACCAAGTCGACGCCGCGCCTCATAAGCAGAGACAATGCAGTATTTACGCAGGGCGGCACTCATGACCGCACCGCTTTTTTGCCAAAGCCGATATGATCAAGGAACGCTTTGCGAGTCATTTCGCCCGAGGCATCCCATGTGCTCATCAACATGACCAAACGGCGGGTTTCAGGATCAACCCGATTGTTATGTGTCAGCCCCAACGAAATTTTTGCATCCTGAAAGCTGGCGATTTTATCCGTTGCCATTTTGGTGGCAATCAAGCGCTGATGCTCAGGCGTTTCGCCAACAAACTTCTGCAAAGCAGCCTGATTATCCGCGAGAGGTGTTTGCCGGATCGCCTCCAGTGCAGCCGGATCAAGGCGATTTGCAATCTCAACAGCCAGATGTATAGAGCGGGATGACAATCCGACTTTATTGGCCGCATCAACGGTAAATCGTGGCGAGGAGAAAAGTTGCAAAGTTTGCAACTCTTTTTTAGCCTTGCCCTTTGGGGCTTTGCCATGCACTGTTTCAGGGTGCATTTTTCATAAACACGCTTGCGTTCCTGAAGAAATATTGCACGATCGAGCGCCGTCAATTCGCGGCGCATCAGGTTTTCATCAATTTCCGCAAGGCGCGCGGCCTCATCAGACAGGCTTTCAAGCGTAAAATGCCGATCTTGTTCCAGCACATCCCAGCCAAGCAATTTCAGAGCCTCGAGACGGTGCATCCCATAAACCAAGGCATAATTTTCGCCCTCTACAGGCCGCAGCTTAATCATTTGATCGAGCCCGCGCTCCTCAATCGACGCGGCCAGAACCTCAACATAAGCAGGGTCAGCAGGGCGCAGACGCCCGTGGGTATCAATGTCATTGATATTGACGATAAGAGACATTCAAAACTCCGTGTGATTTCAAGCGGCGTTGCGCGGAACAAGTTTGATCTTTTTGTCAGGACGGGTCTGGACGAATGGCCTGCCGATATGGGCCGCACGGCGAATGCCTCTGATCAGCATCGCAAAACGATTAAGTGCCGACTTTGAGGGTGCGCGCTCCGGCCCAAAAACCGCGCTTGTGATGATAATGATTTCTTTTTGCGTGGTTTGTCCCAGCAGCGAAAGCACCAGCTGCCGCACTTCAAAGTCCGGCCAGAATTTTGGCAGGTGTCCGCCCATATACACATCAAACTGAAACGCATCGTCTGGCGCAGCTTGCATGGCGGCAATAGCCTTGTTGAGAATGGCCATGCGCTCCGGCGAGAGAACCGTGGCTTGGGGTGCGCGATAGCTGCCGGTCTTGCGGATGGAGGGGATCACCTCATGCGCCAGCCAGCGTTTGAACCTTTTGGCGGCTTCAACGCGCGAGGTGAAAATTAGTTGGTAAACGCCCGCTTCCGAGATGATGGTAAACTTACGGTCTTGGCGCACGCCATCAGAGCTGACGTCGGCAATGCCGACGTCAGCTCTTTCGTCATCATCCAAGCGAGACAGCGCATCACGGCTGTTTTTATGCCCCAAGGCGTCGCAAACATCTTTGCCGACAAACCACGGCTCACCTTCAATCATCACCATACGCACAGGGCGCTCTTCAAAATCAAAAACAGCTAAAGCAGACATGAGATTTCTCCTAAAAGCCGACAACGCCGCAATGGCGGGTGTGAAAACGGTGGAATTTGCCGGGAGTGTTCAGGCCATTCATGCCACTTGACTCGACTCAAGCACCTGACTTTTGCTAAGACGGCTGTAGAGGTGGCAATAGCCGCTCTCATCGAACCATTCGGGCCATATTTCATGTCGCTTCAGTCCGAGAAAATCAGCGATGATCAGATTGTAACGCGGGTAAGGCGTGCGCAGCGCAGTGTGCAAAACGCCATATGTAAACCCATGCCGCCGCGACAGCTCAGACAGCGACATATCCCGTTTTCTTATGGCCGCTATAACTTCGGCCCGGTGCCAATTTTTACCTTGGGTCATCTCTACGCCTCAAATCACGTTTTTGATTTGAGTAATGTGCGAATTTTCGCATTAAATGTCAAGCATATTTTTGCATAATAATTAAAAAGGTTTAATATCTTGAAAAATAATGCTAAAATTCGCATAATAAGTGCATTAAATACGTTGATAAGCCGCTATAAAAGTCAGGCTGCGGCAGCTAAAGCGTGGAAAATACCGCTTAGAACGCTTGCGTCATATTTATCTGGAGAAGCAGATGCAAAAATTGCATTTTTAAATTCGGTCTGTGAAACTGAACATATTGATATATCTTATTTTTTATTGAAAGCGCGGATTTGCAAGCAGCAAAAAACGATTTCTTCGTTGTTCCGCCTGTTCCGGAAGCGCGCAGTCATGAGCTTGACGAGATTGATTATAAAATAATGCAGAACCATTTTGCGTTTTCGCGCAGCGCTCTGGAAAAAGCGGGCATCAATGCGCAGCGCGTCGAATTTCTTCGCATTCGCGGCGACAGAATGTCTCCTACCTTGAATGACGGCGACATTGCCTTTATCGACAGATCACAGACCCAATTCAAAAATAATTTTATTTATATCATTGATGTTAAAGGCGATTTAAGGCCTTATCGCTCAATAGCCAATATAGACGGCTCAACTCATTTGCTCTCGGACAATAACGCCTACCCGCCCGAAAAACTTATGCCCGCTGATGTGGAGCGTTTACATATTCTGGGCCGCGTCTTTTCGACAGAAAAATTACTATAGGAGGGCTGATGAGCGATATTGGTACTGTTCTTGTTGGTTTAATCGCATCAGTCATTCTGGGTGTTGTAAATTATTGGAAAGAACTTATCATTATAGGGCTTATTTTTGGTATTTTGCGTTGGATGAACCTCGTTTTGCAGCATCAGCAAATTATGATCCAGTTGTTAAAACAAATGACAGAGCCACCAGAAGCCGCTCGACCAACAGAGCAAATTATGCCTGATGGCAGCAAAAAATTTATAAGGATGGCGGTATCTATACAGTTGCTGCATCTGAAAGCGACGTTTTATGATTGAAATATAGGAAACTGGACCATGGCATGGCTGTTTATGAGAGCAATAGGGATGGAGCAGACAGGGCGTCATTACCCGTGTTTGCGCCCGCTCCATGTGACTATTCAGCCTGGTCGAGAGCTCTTGAAATCCGACCTGATTTACAACCCTACCTTTTCGGAGTGGGTGATGGGATGGCCTATAGGTTGGAGCGACACCACGCAGCCGGTAACGGAGTTGTCCCATTGGCTGCAGCGCTCGCGTACAATACTCTCAGCTCTGCTTGAGAGGGGCTTTTAAACTCAATTAGAAATGCTTTTTATGATCAGAGACAGTTCCCAGTTAGTTCAGTTTTTTGCAATGATATTTTTGCAAAAATCCCGATTATAGTTTAATTTTTCAATGGTTTAAACTAACTGGGAACTCAGCGTCAAAAAATGCTCGAAAGTTCCCAGTTAAAGCGGAAAAACGCCAAAATATAAAATAAATCCTCAATTATTGGCCGTTTATGGATTTATTTGTGCCATTTGATTTGACGCTAAAATTTACTGTTGCAAATCAGATTTATCTTGATAAGTTATTGACAAGGCGATGCAAATCCCGCCACTTCCCATCAAATACCGCTTAATTCCGCCAAGGGCAAATATGTCATTTGATCCGGCGCGTCACACCTATCCCTTACATATAATTCGCAAATAATCATTGACCAACAGATTTTTGTTTACTATTTGTTCTATGTTTGCTATTTGTTCTCAAATGATGTTTTCAAATGGATAAGCTCATGGCGATTGCACATATAAAATCTCGCCCCGTTGAAGACAGCGCCGAATTCGTGGGCGTTGCTGCCGAGAGACGACGTGGGCGCGGCGCTGTCTCCAATATGACCGGGCGCTTTGAACCGCTACAACGGGTCATTCTTGATGATGGCTGGTCAACTGTTGAAACACTGCCCGATTTTAAAACAGAATTAATTACGGAGCGGCCAAAATCCGTGATTACCCGCAATGAATCGCCTGATATTGGCTTTGATCGCTCCATCAACCCCTATCGTGGCTGCGAGCATGGCTGTGTCTATTGCTTTGCGCGTCCCACCCACGCTTATATGGGCCTGTCGCCGGGGCTGGATTTTGAAACCAAGCTCTTTGTCAAGGAAGGTGCCGCCGCCGTTCTGGAGCGGGAACTGGCGCGCCCTAATTATCAGCCCAAGCTCATTGCCATTGGCACAAATACCGATCCTTATCAGCCGATCGAACGGCAACACCGGCTGATGCGCTCTGTTCTGGAGGTGCTGGCGCGGACCAATCATCCGGTGGGGATTGTTACAAAATCGGCGCTGGTGCAGCGCGATATTGATATTCTCCAGCCCATGGCGGCAAAAAATCTTGTCAAAGTGGCCATTTCCATCACCACGCTGGATCCGGTTCTCGCGCGCAAGCTGGAGCCGCGCGCGCCCACCCCTGCTCGGCGGCTGGAGACCATACGGGTGCTGGCTGCTGCTGGCATTCCGGTGTCTGTGATGGTCGCACCCATCATTCCGGCGATCAATGATGCCGAAATCGAGACCATTCTGACGCGGGCCCAGGCTTTTGGCGCGGAAAGTGCGGGCTATGTGCTGCTGCGACTGACCGGCGAAGTGAAAGACCTGTTTAAGCAATGGCTGCTAGAACATTACCCAGATAAAATGCGTCATGTCATTTCGCTGGTGCAATCCACTCAGGACGGGCAGGACTATAATTCCACCTTTGGCCGCCGCATGACCGGCACCGGCCCCTATGCTTGGATGCTGGGCCGTCGCTTCGAGCTGGCCTGCCAGAAACTGGAGCTGGGCAAAAATCGGGTTCGCTTGCGAACAGACCT